AGTTTAGAGATGTAGATGCACCAGGTGGTAATTTAAGAGATTCATTTATGATGCTACCATTTAAGGAACCATCACAAACATTATTAAGCCTGATGGGTATCGTAGTTCAAGCGGGTCAAAGATTTGCATCAATTGCTGACATGCAAGTTGGAGATGGAAATCAAAGAGCAGCAGTTGGAACTACAGTTGCATTATTGGAGCGTGGTTCCAGAACCATGTCTGCTATACACAAAAGAATTTACTCGGCTCTTAAAAATGAATTTAAATTATTAGCTAGAGTATTTAAGTTATATCTACCACAAGAGTATCCATATGATGTAGTTGGGGGTCAAAGAATGATTAAACAAACAGACTTTGATGATAGAGTAGATATTTTGCCAGTTGCTGACCCCAACATTTTCTCTCAAACTCAGCGTATTTCCCTCGCGCAAACGGAGTTGCAGCTGGCACAATCTAATCCTCAAATGCATAATCTATACCAAGCTTATAGAAACATGTACGAAGCGTTAGGTGTAAAAAATATTGATTCGATATTAATGAAACCAATGCCACCTACACCAAAAGATCCTGCATTAGAACACATTGATGCATTAGGTGGTAAACCTTTTCAAGCTTTTCCAGGTCAAGATCATAGGTCTCACATTACAGCTCACTTAAGTTTTATGGCAACTAACATGGCAAGAAACAATCCTATGGTGATGGCAAGCTTAGAAAAAAATATTTTTGAACATATTAGTTTAATGGCTCAAGAACAGATTGAATTAGAGTTTAGAAATGAATTACAACAGCTACAACAGATGCAAATGCAGATACAACAGAATCCTATGATGGCTCAACAGATGCAAATGCAAATTCTAGAGATGCAACAGAAGATTGAAGCAAGAAAAGCTGTGCTGATTGCAGAGATGATGGAAGAGTTTATGAATGAAGAGAAGAAAATTACATCACAATTTGATAATGATCCAATTGCAAAACTAAGATCTAGAGAATTAGACCTAAGAGCTCAAGAAAATGCTAGAAAAGAACGTGAAGGTAAGGAAAGAATGGACCTTGACAAGATGAGAGCTATGTTAAATCAAGCAAACACTGATGAAAAACTAGATCAAAATGAAGAATTAGCAAAATTAAGAGCTGATACATCAATTGAAAAGACAATTTTAAGTAAAACACTACCTAATTCTGATCAAATGGTGCCAAATATTAACATCATAAGAAAACAATAAGAAAAAAAATGACAAAATCAGAAAAAAAGATTAAAAAGGTAATGAAAAAGTTCAAAAAAGGTGAACTTAATATTGGTGGTTCGGATAAAAAAGTAAAATCACGTAAACAAGCCATTGCAATTGCTTTATCTGAGGCCGGTAAACAAAAAACAAGGAGAAAAAATGGAAAAACTAGATAACATTAAAGATGTTAAAGTTGAAGATCAGAAAGTTGAAGTTGATCCAAGATCAAAAACAACTGCAGACAAATCTTTTAACTTAATAGGTACAGGAGATCCTGAATTAGAAGTTCAAGGTCAAGGTGCTGTGCTTCCGGAAAAGAAAAGAAAATCTAAAGCTTATTAATTATGTGGTTTAGTGCTCTTAAACTAGCCGTTTCTGCTGGAAGTAAGATATATGCCAACAAGCAAAAAGCTAAAATGGCTATGTCAGACGCACAGCTATTGCATGCTGAAAGACAAGCTCGAGGTGAAGAAGCTTACCAGGGTAAATTGTTAGAGGCTAGACAATCAGACTGGAAAGACGAGGCAG